AATCGTGGTCTTAACATGTGGACTGTTACACAAGCTACTACATCTATTGTTTCTGGAACGGCAACTTATTCTTTCGATGCTACTTATGTCGATCTCTTGGAAGTTGTTTTAAGGAATAGTAGCGGTACAGACTTCACATTAAGTCAAATGAGTAGAAGTGAGTATCTAACTATCCCTAATAAAGCAAGCACTGGACAACCAAGTCAATACTTTTTTGATAGACAAACTATTCCAACCATTACTTTATGGTCAACACCAAATGCTTCCTATACTTTAGTTTACTATTTTGTAAATCGTATTCAAGATGCAGATAGTTTAGTTAACAATGCAGACACACCTTTTAGGTTCCTTCCTTGTATGGTGGCAGGTCTTGCTTATTATTTAGCAATGAAAAAAGCACCAGATAGAATTCAGCTATTAAAATCCGTTTATGAAGAAGAGTTTCAAAGAGCAGCAGCCGAGGATGCCAATAGCACTCCTTTAAAATTAACACCTAGCATGTCCTACTATAGTTATTGATATGACAAATATTATTGAAACAAAATTTGGAACATTAGTTAGTCCTAGCAAGATAGCTTCTGGTAGTGCTTCTACTATTAAAAAGTCTGGAGCGTTCTATAATTTTTCTATTAGAGTTGATAATGATGATATTCGTGAGTACTCGTTTACAGATTTGGCAAGAGCTGAATACATGAGAAGGGTTATGATTGGGCATTTAGAAGAAAGAATAAAAATGAGTTTTAAGAAAAATGGCTAGGTACGCAACAGGAAAAAAAGCATGGGGATTTTCAGATCGTTCTGGATTTCGTTATCGCTTGCGAGAAATGAAAACCGAATGGAATGGCTTGAAAGTTGGTCCTGATGAATATGAAATTAAACACCCACAACTAAAACCTAGTCAACCAGGCCCAGATCCGACAGCTTTGTATCAACCACGACCACATCAAGATACAGAAACAACTATTTTTGCAGTTTACACAAGCACTGGTGACGGAATCATAGGAAAAAAGTTGACAAGTTATGTGGCTACGGCTAGTGTTGGAACAGTTACAGTGAGTACATCATGAGCTTTACATTAACAACATTAAAACAATCCATACAAGATTGGACACAAAATAGTGAGTCAACTTTTGTAGGTGAACTTGACTTCATTATAATAAACGCAGAAGAAAGAATCTTTAAAAGTGTTGATTTAGATTATTTTAGAAAAAATGTAACTGGTACAATGAGTAGTGGTAATCAGTTTCTACAAAAGCCTTCAGATTATTTAGCCTCGTTTTCCTTATCTTTTGTAAACGCAAGTAATGAAAATGTTTTTCTTTTGCAAAAAGACGTTAATTTTATTCAAGAATATAACCCTAATCCATCTACAACTGGTTCTCCTAAATATTACGCATCCTTTGATGTTGATAATTTTATTGTTGGTCCAACTCCAGATTCAAATTACACTGTTGAGATGCACTATTTCTATAGACCTGCTTCTATAACAACTGATGATAATGGAACTACTTGGATAGGGACAAATGCTCCAGACGCTTTGTTATATGCTTGTTTAATTGAAGCTTATACTTTTATGAAAGGCGAAGCAGATTTATTAGCTTTATACACACAAAGATACGGAGAAGCCATAAGCAGACTTAAAGTTTATGGTGAAGGTCAAGAAAATAGTGATGCTTACAGAGACGGGTTACCTAGAGTCAGACGACAGTAAAGGTAACGATGTGAAAGATAAGAGTGTAGCAATTGTTGGGCTAGGTAATAGCTTTTCAGAATATATATTAGCAAAAATTAGAAGTGAACATTTTGATGAAGTCTGGGCAATAAATGCTATGTCTGGCGTTATTTATCATGATAAAGTGTTTATGATGGATCCACCTTCTCGTTTCTTGGATCAAAAGTTTGCAGGTAAGCAAACAGACATTATGAAACAAAGACTAGAAGCTAAATTAAATATACCTATATTTTCGTGTATTTTAGACGAGAGATGTCCAGATGTTGTTGAATATCCATTACAAGAGGTACTCGAAAAAACTAAATATGCATACTTAAATAATACTGTTGCCTACAGTATTGCTTATGCCGTAGCACAAGAAGTATCGGATATCCATTTATATGGTATCGATTTTACTCATAAAAATGTAGCCTTTGCTGAAGCAGGTAGAGGATGTTGTGAGTTTTGGTTAGCCATAGCTACTGCAAAAGGAATAAAAATTCATATAGCTCATAATTCTTCTTTATTAGATACTAATGTTCCAGACGATCAAAAATTATATGGCTATCACAGACTAGAAGATCCTATTGTTTCAACAGTGACACAAGGTAGCATGTTAATTACAAGAAAGTCTAAATTAGAACCACCAAATCCAATAGAAGAAAAACCTAATATAGTAGGTAGAGAAGATATAGCAGGTGTAACATATGAGGAGTAAAAATGTTTGAACTAGGAATAAGCAATGTAGGAAGTGTTAATGTAATGACTTCAGATAAGGGAGGTCTAACAAACGAGCAAGTTGCTGATTTAGCCGTTGCTAAGATAGTTAGTATTTCTGACGAAGCTCCCGCACATATAAGGCAACAAGCTAATCAATTTAGAGAACATCTTAAACATGTGCTCTATCACTATCTGCTCTTGGCAAGAAAAGAAGAGCGTGGTACTATAATTCAAGCTTTACAATTAAATGGTCATAAAGAAATGGCTGAATATATAAGGAGATTATAACATGGCTATAGCCCAAGCGATGTGTACATCATTTAAACAAGAATTGATGCTAGGAACACATAACTTTGCGACAAACGGAAATGCTTTTAAATTAGCACTTTATGCAGAAGGTGGTGGTGGTAAATCTTCTACTACTGCAACATTAGGAGCTGCGTCAACTGCATACACAACAACTGGTGAAGTTGCTAATAGTGGAAGCTATACTGCTGGTGGTGGAGCTTTAACAAAAGTAGCTCCGGCTACTTCTGGCACAACTGCTTTTACAGATTTTGCTGATATAAGTTTTACTACAGCAACTATCACTGCTATGGGTGCATTAATATATAATGACACTAATGGTGATAAAGCTGTGGCTGTGCTAGATTTTTCAAGTAATAAGACATCTACATCAGGTACATTTACTGTTCAGTTTCCAACTGCTGATGCTTCAAACGCTATAATTCGTATAGCTTAAAGGTGAACCGTTATGGCTAACGGTTGGGGTCAAGGTGCTTGGGACGCAGTAGGTTGGGGAGGTATTGGTAATACCTCTTTTGCTGTTACTGGTGTTGCAGGAACTGGAGAAATTGGTGATGAAGGTGTTTCAGCAACTAGTGTTGTCGTAGAAACTGGTCTTCAAGCAACTGGTTCTGTTGGTACTGTATCTGCCAGTAGTATTTTTATTATTACTCCAACTGGAGTAGTTGGTACAACTACCGTTGGCAATGTTCTTCCTAAAATACCAATAACTTTTTCTGTTACTGGAGTATCTGGTACAACTGAGTTTTTATCTGGATGGGGTAATTCTGTTTGGGGTGGACACATTTGGGGTGGAGGTGTTTTTGCCGATGTAGGACAGGTTATTCCTGCTTCCACAAATGTTGCTCAAGGTTTAATTCAAACTCCAACAATACTTGGAGATTGTAACTTCAGTGTCACCGGAGTTGCTGGAACTGTATCTGTTGGCAATGAAGTAGTAGATGCACAAATGAGATTTGTGGCTACTGGACTGTCCGGAACTGGTTCTGTTGGTGACGAAGGTGTAACTGGAACTAGTATTGTTGTTGAAACTGGTCTTTCTGCTTCTGCTCTTATAAGTGGACATCAATCTGCCACTATTACAAAGATTGTTACTGTTGTAGCGGGTAATCCTGCAAATCATCCATACTACAATGTTGGATCAACTAATAAGTTTGCAATAGATGGTTCAACGGCTACCGCAGATGTGACTTTAGATTTATACGAAGAGAATACTTACAGATTTGATCAAAGCGATAGTAGCAATAATGGTCATCCATTAAGGTTTAGTTTAACTGCAAATGGTACTCATGGTGGTGGTTCAGAATACACAACTGGAGTAACAACAAGTGGGACTCCAGGAAACGCTGGAGCTTACACAGAAATAACCATTCCGAATAGAACTAATACTTTATATTATTATTGTACTAATCATAGTGCTATGGGTTGGACAGGAAATACTCCTGACGTTTACACCATTCTTACAACTACGGGAGCTCCCGTTACAAATGTTATAGGAACAACGGCATTAGGGTCGGAGTCAGTAACGGCTGGAGCAGACGTTGCGGTAACTTTAGCAGGTCTATCAATTTCAAATACAGACAGTCTAGTAGGTCTTAATATATTTGGAGCAGCTCTTTCTTCTAATAGGGTTGCACAAATAGGTTCTTCTGTGGTATCTTTAACAGGACTTGAGGCTACAGGTGGAACTGGAGAAGAACAAGTTTACGGATTAATTACGCCAACACAATTGGCAAATTGGATTGAAAGGGCAGCATAATGGCAACATATGTTAATAACCTCAGATTAAAAGAAATCGCAACGGGGGATGAATCTGGTACATGGGGTGCTTCGACAAACACAAACTTAGAATTATTAGGTGAAGCATTAGGTTTTGGCACAGAGGCTATCACAACAAATGCTGATACTCATGCAACAACAGTAGCCGATGGTTCGAGTGACGCAGGAAGAGCAGTATACATAATATATACTGGAACACTAGATTCAGCTTGTACTATTACTATTGGCCCAAATACACTAAAAAGGGTGCATATAATTAAAAACGGCACAAGTGGAGCACAAAATATACTTATTAGTCAGGGTACTGGTGCGAATATAACTATTCCTCCTGGAGATACAAAAGTTGTTTCTTTAGATGGTGCAGGTTCTGGTGCAGCAGTTACAGATGTGTTTGCTTCATTAAGTGTTGTTGACTTAAAGGTACAAGATGACCTTACAATTAGTGACGATTTAATTTTGAGTTCAGATGGTGCTGTTGTAACTTTTGGTGCAGATGGAGATACTACATTAACACATACAGATGGAACTGGACTTACATTAAATAGCACAAATAAATTATGTTTTAATGATGCTACTCAATTTATACAAGGTGCAAGTGGTACAGTTTTAGATATAGCAGCGACAGATACTATAGAGTTGACTGCAACAACAACTGCCATTGTTGGTAATCAAACTGTTTCTGGTACATTAGTATCAACTGGTAAGATAACTTCTGATGCTGGAATAGATATTGATAACTTTAATATTGATGGCACAACTATAGCTTTATCTACTGGTGACTTAACATTAGACGTTGCAGGTGATGTTATTCTAGATGCAGGTGGTGGAGATATAAAGTTTTTTTCTGCTGGAACAGAGTTTGGTGAGTTTAGAAATATTAGTAGCGACCTTGTATTAATATCATCAGTTAACGATAAAGATATTGTTTTTAAAGGACAAGATGGTGGTTCTGAAATA